AAAGCCTAATGTCAAGTATAAAGAAGTAATGAAAACTCTTTCTACTAACGCATTAGTAAAAGACGCTGCGTGTGACTTCGCTGACCAAAGCACAGTTACACTTGCAGAGCGTGTTCTTCAACCAGAAGAGTTCCAAGTAAACTTGGAATTATGTAAGAAAGATTTCCACAACGATTGGGAAGCAGTTCAAATGGGTTACTCTGCATTTGACTCACTTCCTCCATCTTTCGCTGATTTCTTAATCGGTCACATCGCTGCTAAAGTAGCACAGAAGACTGAAGAGAACATTTGGCAAGGTGTTACTGCAACCGCAGGAGAGTTTGACGGATTTGAAACATTGTTAGAAGCTGATGCAACTGTAATTGATGTTACAGGAACAACTGTTACTGCTGCTAATGTTATCACAGAGATGGGTAAAGTAGTTGATGCTATCCCAACTGCCGTTTACGGAAAAGAAGACCTATACATCTATGTAGCTTCTAATGTTGCTCGTGCTTACATCCGTGCTTTGGGTGGATTCGGTGCTTCAGGTTTAGGTGCTAATGGTGTGAACAACGAAGGTACTACTTGGTTCAATGGTGGTGACCTTGCATTTGATGGTGTGAAGTTGTTTGTATGTTCTGGTTTAAGCGACAACACTATGGTAGCTGCTCAAAAATCAAACTTGTTCTTCGGTACAGGTTTGTTGGCTGACCACAACGAGGTAAAGCTAATTGATATGGCTGACCTTGATGGTTCACAGAATGTTCGTGTTGTAATGCGCTTTACTGCTGCGGTACAATATGGTATTGGTGCTGACATCGTACTCTACAATTAAGAGTAGATTTAGTTAATAATTAAAGGGGCAGGTAGGCTGATGCTTGTCTGCCCTTTTTTATAAAAAAAGAAATTATGGCTTGTGATTTAACAAAAGGTCGTGCGTTACCTTGTCGTGAATCAGTAGGTGGTCTTAAAGCGGTTTACTTTGTAAACTTCGGTGATTTAGGAACCATCTCTGTTACATCCGATGAGGTTACTGATATGACAGGAACATTCTCTGCTTACAAGTATGAGCTGAAAGGTACATCTTCGGTAGAGCAAACAATTAACGCTTCTCGTGAGAACGGAACAGTATTCTTTGACCAAGCGGTTAGCCTTACTTTGCCTCAATTGAGCAAGGAGGATAACAACGAAATCAGGTTATTGGCTTACGGCAGACCTCACATTGTTGTAGAGGACTACAACGGCAACGCTTACTTGGTAGGTCGTGAACACGGAGCAGATGTAACAGGTGGTACTATTGCCTCTGGTGCAGCGATGGGAGATATGAGTGGTTACACTCTTACCTTCAATGCTATGGAGGTAACTGCTGCTAACTTCATTGCAGGAGCTACTGATGGCGCACCATTCGCAGGAATGAGTTCAGCTACAGATACTATTGTTCTTTCGTAATAAAGTAGTATATTAGCAACGGCACTTGACATAGGTGTTTTGGTTTGGTTAGGGCAGCTCTTCGGGGTTGCCCTTTCTTTTTGATATAACACTTATACCTCTTGGTGGTTAACCTATTATGCATATAGTAACTACAACAGACAAGAAGATATATTTCGTTCCAAGAGCGTTTGATACAAGTGTATCTGTTAAGATTACAGATGAAGAAACCAATGTGTCCGCTACGGAGTCTCTAACGGCTACGAAGGAGGCGAATTACTTGCATATAACACCTACTTATACATTCGTACAGGGTAAGTATTATACCATAAGAATAACAGGCTCTAACGAGATATATAGAGGTAAGGTTTATTGTACGAATCAAACCGACCTTGAGAAGTTTAGTGTCAATAATGGTGAGTTCACCTACTACGAGGATACTGATAATGATAATCAATACATTTACCGATGAGCAATATACGCATCGTAAACCTTGCATCGCATACTACTCCACAGGTTGTAGAAGACAATCGTAAGCAATGGGTAGCATATGGTGATGACAATAACTACTTCCAATACCTTATAGACAGGTACAATGGTAGTGCTACAAACAATGCCATTATAAATGGTATGAGTGAGCTTATCTACGGCAAGGGGCTATACGCTACCGATGCTCAAAGAAAGCCAGACCAATATGCACAGATGAAGTCTCTGTTCTCTCGTACTTGTATGAGGAAGGTGACCTTTGATTTGAAGGCTATGGGTCAAGCAGCCTTCCAAGTCATCTACAATAAAGACAAGAGTAAGATTGTACAAGTAGAGCATATGCCTATTGAGACCTTACGCTTTGAGAAGATGAATGACGATGGTGATGTCACAGGATACTACTACTCTAAAGATTGGACAAAGATTCGTAAGAGAGGCTTTGAGCCTGTACGCATACCTTCGTTTGGTCACGGAGCAAAAGGTGAGGGGTTAGAAATTTATTGTATCAAGCCTTATCGTAGTGGATTTTACTACTACTCTCCTGTAGACTATCAAGGTGGTTTACCTTATGCAGAGTTAGAAGAGGAGGTAGCTAACTACCACATCAACAACATTAAGAACGGCTTATCGCCAAGTATGTTGATTAACTTCAACAATGGTGTACCAACTGAAGAAGAGCGTGAGCTTATAGAGAGACGAATTATACAGAAGTTTAGCGGTTCAAGTAACTCTGGTAAGTTCATCTTGGCGTTTAACGATAACAAGGAGATGGCTGCAAGTATTGAGCCTGTACAGTTATCGGATGCAAGTGAGCAGTACCAATTCTTGGCAGACGAGAGTATGCGTAAGTTGATGGTAGCCCATAGGGTTACTTCACCTATGTTGATGGGTATTAAGGACAATACAGGATTGGGTAACAATGCTGATGAATTGAAGACTGCAAGTCTCTTATTCCACAACACAGTTGTTAGACCTATCCAAGAGTTGATATTAGATGCTTGTGATGACATCCTTGCGGTGAACGAGGTGAGCCTTAACTTATACTTTAAGACTCTACAACCATTAGAGCTTCAAGCGGATATGGCTGAAGAGGTAAAAGAGGAGTTGAGTAGTGACTGCGGATGCAAGGAGGAGTTGAAAGAGCCTTGTCAAGAGGGCTATGAAATGATAGGCTTCAAGATGAAGGATGGTAAGAGAGTACCTAATTGTGTGCCTCTATCGGAATTAAACGAGGATAGCCGCCCTTTTCTTGATGACGAGTTAGCCCACGAGATGTTAGATGCATTGGCTGACTTGGGTGAGGAAGAGCCAGAGGGCTATGAACTCATAGATGCAGAGGTTGTAGGAGACGATGAACCAGAGGAGTTTGATACTGAAGAATACCTCAATGGATTAGTCAACCTATCCGCTACACAAGACAGTAACCAAGACTCCGAGATATACAAGGTAAGATACAAGTATGTGAAGGGTACAAAGAAGACTTCTAAAGGCTCTTCTCGTAGCTTCTGCAAGACTATGTTATCTCAAAAGAAATTGTACCGCAAAGAGGATATTGGTATGATGTCCGCAAGAGGTGTTAACAAGAGCTTTGGACACAAGGGTAGAAACTATTCTTTGTTTAAGTACAAGGGAGGGGTAAACTGCTACCATAGATGGGAGCGTAGAATCTACAAGAAGAAAATGAAGAAGAACGGTGAGCCGTATGGTGGAGATGCTCTACGAGGAACTAAATATGTTAATGTTAACCAAGCGGTAAGAGCAGGATTTAAGCTACCTAAAAACCCTAAAGAGGTATCTACTGCACCAATTGATATGCCAAGACAAGGACATCACCCTAATTACGGAAAATAATGGCAAAGGTATTATTCATAAAAAGAGACGATTTAGTACGCAATAGCGTAATCTCTGGAAATGTAGACTCCGATAAGTTCTTACAATTTATAGAGATTGCACAGGAGATACATATTCAAAACTACTTGGGTACAAAGTTATACGACAAGTTGCGTAATGACATTATAGGAGATACACTTCCTGTAGCTTATGCTACTTTGTTAGATGACTATATTCAACCTATGTTGATTCATTGGGCTATGGTAGAATACCTACCTCACGCTGCCTATACGATAGGTAATGGAGGTGCTTACAAGCACACGGCAGAGAACAGTATAGCGATGGAGAAGAACGAGGTGGACTTCTTAACGAACAAGCATAGAGACATAGCTGAACACTACACTCGTAGGTTCATTGACTTTATGTCTTTCAATCAAACCACCTATCCTGAATACTACACAAACAACAATGACGATGTACACCCAGACAAAGATGCGGTCTTCAACGGTTGGCAATTATAAGAAACGCTACGAGCCAAAGGAGGTTAACTTAAAGAGACTAAAAAAGCTCGTACAAAAATTAGAGAACAATGGGTAACGGCTACGGAGCAATATACGGAAGCACTTGGTGGGGTTCACAGAACTCTATCAACTTCAATGAATCTATTTTCT